AAGATGCGCAAGGCTGGAAGCAAGGGCGCGCCGAGCGCGAAGGCGTTTAAAGCTGCCGCGAAGACTGCGAAAAAACCGAAGAAAGCAAAGAAAGGTAAGAAGTGATGTCAGCGACAACGACAACAGGATGCCCATATAAAAAGTGCCCAACACCGGCAGCGTGTAAAAAGGCTGGCGTTTGCCTTGGTAAGTTGAAACGAGCGATCTAATGGCGGTCGGCGCGACAGGCAGCAACGGCTGGCACTTCCCGATATTCGGCTTAGGCACGACGCACGTATTAGACAATCCCACGGTGTCGACGCAGACGCCTGCGTTTGGCGCTGATACGCGCATCGTCCGCGTGTCGGTTACTGGCGATCACTGCCACTTCGCGATTGGCGACAATCCTACGGCCTCGGAGAGCGACAGCCCGTCACTTTCCGCGGGCAACGTCGAATATTTTAAGGTGAAGGGCGGTCAAAAGCTGGCCGCGATCGACGCGCACGCGCATGGCGGTGTTGAAATCACCGTGACGGAGATGTTTTGATGTCGGAGAAGAAAGATGCTCGGTTATCTCGTGTCGGCGTATCTGAATATAACAAGCCAAAACGCACCCCCAAGCACCCGACGAAATCGCACGTCGTGGTGGCGAAAGAAGGCGACAAAGTTAAGACGATCCGCTTTGGCCAGCAGGGTGTCAGCGGTGACAAGAAATCTACGGCGCGCAGCAAATCGTTTAAGGCGCGTCATGCGAAAAACATAGCCAAGGGCAAGATGTCCGCGGCTTATTGGGCAAACAAGGTGAAGTGGTGATGAATTTACTTGATGACATTATAAAATTTGCATTGCGCCAGCGTTATCCTGAAGTAACGCCGCCGGTCACTAAGTTTGATAAGAAAAAAGGTAAAGAGTACCTAGCTAAAAGCGAAAGCCCAGAAGCCAAAGCTGTAAAGCAATTACGCGACGCCACGCAGCGCCGGATTAATGCTGGCGACTATGACCCGTATTTCAACATCGCCGATCGTTTCACTGTTGACCGATACAAGTATCCGGTCGCATCGCAGCCAAATCAAACGCTTTCCGTATTGCCGGCGAAGCAAGAGACTGTAGATAAATACCGCAAGATTTATGGCGATCCGCAGGCAAAAAGAAATCTTCTTGAGGCATACGAAAAAGGCATCGATAGGCCAAATACATCCGACTGGTATTTTATGGGCCAGCTTGAGAAAGCGTTTATTGATGAATATGGCGAAAAATTAGGTCGCCAGAAATTTGTAGAGCGCTTCGCAGATCCGATGGCTGCGTGGACTGGCGGTGCAGATCCACAGGCAAACTTTTTAATGGCGATGTTTGATAACTTTCGTAAGGCACAAGGCGTTGGGCTGCCAGAAAATACGTTTGATTATCCGTACCCGATCGGTGGTCGCTTTTTAGGCAACAACGCCAAATCAGCGTCTAAAATTGAAATCGAAGGCGGGATCAACCCAAGGACAAACCCAAAGCGTTTCAACTTTTCTACAAACTTTCAAGGCGCTGCGGATCGTTCGACTATGGACGAGCAGATGATGACGATTGGGTATAATCAGCAAGTGCCAACGCCCAACACATATGGCGCTGTTGAAGAAGTGGCGATTGAGCTTGCTGATAAAAAAGGCGTCACGCCTATGAATTTTCAGGAAGTCGTCTGGCATGGAGGAACTGGAAAAGAGGGTAAGCCTATGATCCAGTTTGTGAATGAGGGTATCGAGCGCACTAGCGCTATCACCGGTGTGCCGCCAAGGGATGTTGTTCGCCTCGGGATAGTTCGCGCAGGTATGCCAATCTTTAGCGTAGGCGCCGCCGCACCAATGGCAAGCGATATTCTTAATTACTTTGCAACGCTAGAAGGTGACGGCTCCTGATGGCTAACCCGTTAAAATATGCACGCGGTTTACTTGATTTGCTTCACTTCTCAGATGAAGTGCGGCCTGTCATTGACCCTATGAAGCATCTGACGAACCCCAATATTCGCGGTGCCGAGGCATCGCTTGCGCGCTCTAAAGTAAGAACATCGCCTTTTCGGCAGGAGCCAAAAGAGTTTTACGATCCCTACCCGCCGCAAAGTTATTGGGCGTCTGAAGGTTATAAGAAAGAGCGCGGTCTAGGTGAGGCGATCCATACAACGCGTCAGCCGGTTGAAGGCTTCTACGATATTAGTCAGGATGCAGATCGCTTTTTGCCAGTAGCGATTGAAAAAGTTGATGACATTTTATCTACTAATAAGATTAACATCCCTGACGGGGAGAGATCTGACCTGATTATCTCTGAAGCCATGAATATGGCAAAAGTCGCAAAATATCTTGGTCTACAAAACCGCAAAGCTAGGCCAAATGTTTTCACGCAGTTTAACCCTGTCGTTCCTGAGTTTGTGAAACCTCCGGAAGGACAATTTATGAGTATTCTCGATTATTTGGAAGGATTAGAGAAATGAGTACACACGTTTATGAAACCGAAATGAATGATTTTGGAAAATCTCTTTTAGAGACTAATCCAAATTTTAAAATTGAAATTCTTGAAACCTTGGGAGACGAGAATGACCTCCTGCCAACGTATAGAGTTCGAGTGACTGAAGAGAGGCCTGATGAGTGACATCCGCAAGAAGATTTCCCTAGCATACGACCAGATCGATCCATACGCGCGCAAGTTGGTATATAAGACCGACGACCAAGGTCGCACATACCGCGACTTTGGCGATTACCTGTACACTGAAGACCAGCTTTCCAGCTTCATGGATTACATGAATGCCGAGCCCAACATGTTCAACGCACGCCGCGGTACGGTACAGTCGCTTATCGATCAGGGGCGCGATCCTATGGAAGCTGTCGCGATGTCCAAGGTTGCTGAGATGATACCGGTTGCAAACGCCCCATACGTTGCAGACGATCTCTATGGCGGCTCTAGAAAAGTTAGAGACGCATACCAAGAGGGACGCCAGCTCGACATGCTTGGCCACATTGCAATGCTTGGCCTAGATGCCGCGCCATTGATATACGGCGGATTCAAAGGATTGCAGCTTGGGCGCAGGGCAATGAAAAACGACGCCGCTAAAATGGCAAAAACACCTATGTCGATGCGGAGGCAGCCACAGCTTAGCTCTGGCCTGCTTGCCGACGTCGAAGGTTATTTGAGCAGATAGGAGCCGTACATGGACTACGAAATCAACGAACTGGCGGCGCAACTAGAAGCCGAGCTAAATCCTAACCAGATGGACGACGACGAGCTGCAAGGCATCGTCGGCAAAGAGATCGACGACGCAATCGACTTTATCGACAACTGGATCAGCCCCACACGCGCGACAGCCACGCAGTATTATCGCGGCGAACCGTTTGGCGATGAGGAAGACGGCCGCAGCCAAGTTGTTAGCATGGACGTGCGCGACACCGTGCAGGCGATCATGCCGTCGCTGATGCGCATATTCCATGGCACCGATCATACAGTTGAGTACGCGCCACAAGGGCCGGAAGACGTTGCCGCGGCGAAGCAGGCGACTGAATACGCGAACTACATCATCAATCGCGACAACAACGGCTTTTTACACATTCACGCCGCGTTTAAGGATGCGCTAATCCGTAAGGCCGGCGTTATAAAGTGTTACTGGGATGATCAGACACGCTTTGAGACGCACCAGCTCACTGGCCTCGATGACAACGCGCTCAGCGCGATTATGGCAGACCCGAATGTGGACGTTGAGATCGTCGCATCCGAGCCGCTTGGCGAGCCTCAGATTGACCCTATGACCGGCCAGATCATTCCCCCGCCCATGGTGCACGCCGTGCGCGCCACATACACGTATCCGGATGGCCGCGTGAAGATGGAAGCCGTGCCGCCGGAGGAGTTCTTGATTTCACGCGAAAGCAAATCACTTGAGGACGCCGACTACGTCGCGCACCGCCGCATCGTAACCGTCTCCGAGCTTGTGGCTATGGGCTACGATTACGACGACGTCGTGTCGCTTGGATCGTCATACGATGACATGGAGACGAACGTCGAGCGCTACACGCGCAACAAGGCGCTGTCCAACGAGATGAACGAGCGCAACGATCCGGCGATGAAAAAGGTGCTCTACGTCGAAAACTACATCCGCGTCGACTACGACGGCGACGGTATCGCGGAGCTGCGTAAAATTTGCACCGCCGGCGACGGTAAGAAGATACTCATGAACGAGCCGTGCGCGATGCTGCCGTTTGCCGTGTTCTGCCCTGATCCCGAGGCGCACGACTTCTTTGGCATGTCTATTGCGGACACCGTGATGGACATCCAGCGCATTAAGTCTGTTATCATGCGTAATACGCTCGACAGCTTGGCGATGTCTATTCACCCACGCATTGCGGTGACCGAGGGCATGGTTAACATCGAAGACGTGATGAACACTGAAGTTGGCTCAATTATTCGCCAGCGTAGCGCCGGTCAGGTGCAGCCACTGTCTATGCCGTTCGTTGGCCAGCAGGCATTCCCAGTTCTGCAATACATGGACGAGATCAAAGAGGCCCGCACAGGCATCTCAAAGGCGTCTATGGGCTTGGATGCGGGTGCGTTGCAATCATCCACTGCGGCAGCGGTAAACGCGACTGTATCGAGCGCTCAGCAGCATATTGAGATGATTGCGCGTATCTTTGCGGAAACCGGCATGAAACAGCTCTACAAGATCGTGCTGCACTTAATCACGACGCATCAGGATCAACCACGTATGATTCGGTTTGCCAATCAGTTTGTGCCGATCGATCCGCGTGCGTGGAATGCGAATATGGATGTATCTATTAACGTCGCACTTGGCCGCGGCACCGACACTGAGCGCATGATGATGCTGCGCCAGATCGGTGAAATGCAGAAAGAGGCCATGGCGACCATGGGTGCGGTAAACCCGCTGACCGACATGCAGAAGCTGTCAAATACGCTGAAGGCGATGACAGAGCTTGCAGGGTTCAAGGATACGTCGCAATTCTGGTCAGACCCATCACAGTTCCAAGCGCCACCGCAAGACGACAAGCCAGACATCAACGAGCAGCTTATTCAGGTTCAAATTCAGCAAATCCAAGCGGATATCCAGAAGAAGGCTGCCGAGCTGCAACTTGGCCGCGAGAAGATGTTTATGGAGGACGATCGCAAGCGCGACGAGCTAGAGGCAGAGCTGTACGTCAAGGCGGAGGAGTTGCAGGCGAAGTACGGCACGCAGCTTAACGTCGAAAAGATACGCTCTGACATGGCGATTAATCGCGAAGTGATGAAGGCGCAGGCCGATCTGATTAAGGATGCAGCGCGTGAAGAGTAAGCAGCAAATCATAGACGACGGGCACGAGGCTGCCCGTCTTTTACGTGATACAGATTTCATTCGTTTCATGGATGAGATCGAGCAGGATTGCTGGGAGGAGTTCAAGGCAACTGAAGCCAGCGATAACGGTGCCCGTGAGGGCATTTACATGAAACTGCGCGGCGTACAGGCGGTTCGCCAGAAGCTGCGCGCAATGGAAGATAATGCGACTATTGAAAAAAAGACAAAATAGCGCATAATATGGAGTTTAAGGATGTCAGAAGCCAACAACCCGTTAGGGACTGATCTGAATACCGCACAAAATGCAATCAGAGCCATGATCGCGCCTGAAGAGGATACCGTGACGGAGCCTGATGCGCTTGAGGCCGAAGCCGTAGAGGCGGACGCCGAAATGCCAGAGGACGCTGAAGAGTACTCTCAAGAGTACGATACAGAGTACGAAGGCGATTCCGAAGCTGAAGAAGATGCCAGCGAGCAGGACGACGCATCCTTCGACTTACTATCGGCCACGGTCGAAGTAGACGGAGAAGAGATTACCGTCGAAGAACTCAAACGCGGAAGCATGAGGCAAAGGGATTATACACGCAAAACTCAAGAGTTGGCCGAAGCTCGTAAGGAGCTAGAAGCAAATTTCGAAGAGATACAGCGTGAACGTGCTCAATATGCTCAGATGTTGCCTGCATTGCAGGAGCGTTTGCAGCAGCCGGTCGAACAGGAGCCAGACTGGGACACTCTGTAC